AAAAGCCCACGCCACCCTTTCTTTGAGGTTCTCTAAAATAGACGGGTAGAACATACCTCCCTGTAAGGATACGCCTTCAAATTCACCAACCCTCATTCTGTCGATGTGAATAGCTGATGTGGTGTCTGTCTCAGACAAAACCTTTCTTGCGATTTCCTCAGTCATCAGAGGGAACACCTCTGGCAGATGCTTTGGAGACACGCTGTATGATGGGTCAGTCCAGTCTATTTGAGGTTTGCTGTCGTCTGGTAGAATTGTTTCGGCTGGAGAGTCTGGGGCTGGAGTTCCAGCTTCCGTGTCCGCTCCTTCGCCTACCTGCTTTTCTTCCTCTGACATCTCTGGCGCTATGGACAAAGTCTCGCCCCCTAGCATTTCCTTCTGCACCTCATCTGCCTGCCTGTCAATCTGCTCATCCATGTCCAGCCCGACAGAGTTGTCTAGGAGTGTCTGGAAGTCAGCGTCAATCTTACCCTCTGTCTGAAGCTTGAGTAAGTCCTCAGCTACCGTGGCAACCTTTGCAAAGAAGATGCGCAGTGCGTTGATGATAGACCCAAGGCTGCCAGTTTGGTCTTGCTGGTGTGCGTTATAAAAGTTTCCTACGGCAAGATCGGAGAATGCCTCAATCATTTGCTGGTCGCTCATGCCATCAACATTGTCGGAAGATGTGAGCTTGTTACCAGTTTCGTTCTGGTAGTTAATGATTTGTTCCTTGACCCACTTGCTGTCGATCAAGCCGCCCTTTATGATATCACGCAAGAATCCCTCGCTGCCCTCCTCTACCAAGTCGGCAATGTTTGCGCCCTCTGCGAGCCTAGCCACGTAGCCTCTGGCTTTCTTTCGTAGCCTGACCTCGCCCCTTGTGTGCCACTTGTCTAGGTCTGCCCTAGTCGCTGGTCGCACCTCGCCAGTCTTGATAAGCTCATGCTCAATACGCTCAAGAGCCTGAGCCATGTTCTTGTCTGACTTTTCAGCAAACTCCTTCAAGCCTACAATGGACTTGCCGAGCTTAACCTTTGCCCCTTTGTGCTTTTTCTCCAGTGTCTTTTTATGCTCAAGCATAGCCTGCACGTTGGCAGACGCAGATGATAACGCATCAAGGTATCCCTCATTGACTTCCACCTTATGAGCGACCATTGCAGCATCAGCCTCCTCTTTGGTGTCAAAGTTTTGGCTTGGCTTGTTCTCTGGGTAGGTGACCTTATACTGATCGCCCTCCTGTGTTATCTGAGCGTCATACCTTTTGCTGTAGTCTCTGGCTAGTTTTTCAACCTCAAGTGCGGTCTTTTCATCTTCAGATCCCTTTTCGTTAACGTTGTCCTCATATGCCTGCCACGCCTCAGCCTCCTCTTTGTCGGCAATGCGATTTAACGCCCCTCCCGCAACAGCCTCATCTGAGAGGGACTTGCGCTCCTCCACTGTTTTTGCGTCAGATCCCTCCTTAAACATGAAATACTTCTTAAGGGAATCTGGTTCGTTGGCTATTGCCTCTGCCTGATCCCTGTTAAATCCATGAACCATTACCCTGTCAATATCCGATAGCATGTCGCTGGATGCCTTAGCGCCAATCATGTCAAGTGCCGACTTTCCACCAGCACCCAGAACTGCCAGCGGCAGCGTAGCAAAGAATGTTCTCTCGTCATAAAGGAACATGCTTTCTTCCCAATCCTCTGCGCTTACGTCTGGAATATCGTCAGCGAACGCCCCCCATATTGACTGCATGATTGGGAGTGTTGCGGATTGTGCCGACTCCTCTAAGTTTTCAATGGCAAGGATACCAGCTCCGCGCAAGCCGACCATGCCAAGCTTGCCAGCAATACCCTTTCCAGACATATATCTCGAAACGGAAGGGAATGACTTAAATGCGCCCCTGAAGCTCGCCCTCTCAATAGCACTCTGAACCGTGCCAGCACCAAGCGCGATCTGCCACCTCTTTGAATGATCCATGTCAGGGTATAGCCTGCGCAACTTGATGTCATTATCAGTGGACATACTCAATGTGTTCAAAGCCACGCCAGCCCCTTTCGGAAGTGCGGCAGCGAGTTGATACGTAAGCGAGCCAGCAGAATCATAGACACCCTGAACGAATTTGAAGTCGCTTTTGATTTCAGATACAGTTTGTTTGATGCTGCCAAGGTCTTGCCTCAGCTCACGCTTTGACCTGTTGTAGTCTGCGTCACGCACCATCCCCTCTGGGTTTAGTTCTAAAGCATCTCCTACGTTGGCAATATATGCATCTAGACCACGGGCAAAGGACTCGCCAGTCTTTCCAAAGAATCCAGCGTCAAGCTCTCCAGCGTTGTCTTCTGCCATCATATACATAAGCGCCAAAGTCCTTTGCCTTTGTTCCCGTGGCATTATGGCGAGTTGCTCTACGGCATCCTTTTGGTGTTTAGGGACATCGGTAAATGCGGACACCACCCCGCCCATCATTTTCATGGGCATGATGTCAAACTTTAGTTTTGATTGTGCGCTCTCAGTGCGACCAGCTTCCTGTGAAAACCTCTCGTATAGCTCAGTGGCTTTGGATAATTCACCGCCGTATTCATTCATGAACGCAGACCGTGATGCGCTCGTCACCCTGCCGTTCTTGTCGTCCACAGAACCCGCCAGAGCCTCGTTAAGACTTTTCCCATTAAGGACAGAGCTGATGCCGTTCTGCCAGTTTGCCTTGTCGTTCTCACGCTCGGTTTTGCGTTGCGAAAGGTTGCCCTTTATGTGGTTGAACACAGAGGAGACATCTGGTGTTTCCAATCCGTTTGCCTGCGCGTAGCTTGACGCAAGCAAGTCCATATTCTTCATCACAGAATCAAAGCCCACCTCACTTGTTTCAGAGAAATAATTGGCAACCGCCAGCCTTTCATATTCACTGGTCTTAAGGTCAGTAAACTCACCTCGCTTTTCCCCACTAAACATCGGGTAATGATAGCTGTCTTCTCTTAGGGTTCTGGCTATATGCTCCTCCCTGTTTGTCTGTTTATCTAAGTTCTGAAAAGCTTCTGGATTGTCCAAAAGGTAACTGTCAAGAATGGGAGTAAATCTACGGTTGGCGTTGACTTGCTCTGGTGTGCTGGCGTTAAAGTGATCTTCCTGCAACCCGTAAAGGGACTGTTCAAATCTCCAAGGTTCTACCTTTGACTTATATTCCTCAACCCTGCCCAGATCTAGGGGTTCTCCCCCTGCATCTCTGGCATAAAAATCAAAGTCTTTTTGGGCTTTTACCCGTGCGTCTTCAATTTTATCTAACTCAATTTGCTTGCGCCTGTTAATGTCAAGTATTCCCTCGACTCCTTCAACTTCACTAAGCTCATCGTTATTCAAGATTGGATTGTCCATGTATGTATAAAGTGGTGACTACTTGTTAAGCAGTGCCTTAAGTTCAGCTTTTTCCTCTGGTGTCATCTGCTGAACAAACCCATCAAGACCCAATTCGCCTTGTGGGAGCAGGGAGCCGTTAGCTTCGCTTGCCCTGCGTGGCAGTTCGTTGTAGCCACGAACCCTACTCGTGTCAAGCTTGTTAGTGGATTTTGGTGTGTTATATCTGTTCAGGTGTTGTTTTGCCTTAGTCTGTGTGGGCTTAATGATGCTGTCGTAAGCTCTCGTAACACGCTGCTCGCCCATGACCTCGTTGGCTTTCTCTCTAACATCCGTAAGTGAAATTTCACCCGTTTGGTTTTCCACCCAAGCAAACAACTCAGCCTCAGCATCAGCCATTCGCCTACGAGACACCTCTTGTTCCTGTAGCGATTTGTCTGTAAAGTAATCGGATTCTCTCTCAGGCTCAATCGGAATGTCTGGAAGACCCATGCCCATCTCTATGGGGGCTTTATATTCATCCAGCAGTTCTCCCATTCCTTTTGCAGCAACTAGGACTTTTGTGATTTCCTTCTTGGCAGCCGTCTTGCTTTTAGCCGCCGCGCTTCCAGTGTCTTTTGAGGCTGGGTTAATGCTGCGTAAATACTGCGAGACCCACGGCTTGGATTTTGCCTCCCGATAAATCTGAGCCTCTAGGTTGTTATAAGCCTCGGCATACTCGTATTGATTCATGTTGGGTCTTTGCTTTTCCAGTTCGGTTATGCGCTTATATGCGCCCATTACCTCGTCTTGTGTTACGGGCGTGTCACTCTTTACGCCAGCCCTTAGCTTTGCCAAGTTAGCGTCCGAGTATTGACTAAGTTTGCCGTCCTCAACTAAGTCCTCTAAGTCCTTGCTTGTGAACTTGGTTGACGAATACATCGCAACGGCAAGATTGTCTGCCTGCTCCCTTGCCTGCATAGCCTGCCTGCTCCGAGCTTCAGACATAAGCTTTTCTCTGGTTTCCCTGTCGCCTTTATAGTAAGCGTAGTGACCCTCTCCGTTTTCGATTTTGGGAAGTTCGCCCTTGGGGTCGGCATCAATCATGTTCATGCTGTCCTTGTAGACTAGCTGTTCACCATACTTCTCGCGCCCTCTGGCGTTCAAAAGTTTTTGCTCTGTATGCTCTGCTTTATTTATCAAGCCCTCCGAATATCCCTTATCCCAGTGCGCGTCCGATGTGTCGTAATCATCCCTTATGCGTGCATCAACGGCAACCGCCCTCACAGAGTCACGCGCGTTCTCCAACAGGGTTGTGTGCGCCCTGTGTGACACACTGATGCCCTGCTTGCCAGAGAATCCCTTGACGTATAGGTTGGTCTGGTCTCTCAGAGTCCCCGACATTTCCCTAGCGTCTATCTCCTTCTGCTTCTTCGCCATTACATCGTCCCATCCCTGTCTCCAGTTAACTGCGCCGTTGGGGTCTGACATCATCTTCTGCTCATACTCTGATCGTGTCTGGTCAAGCTCTAGCTGTAGGTCTGCCATCTTGCCGATGTTGTGCTGCCGTTCAGCCTCCTCAAACAAGCCAGAGACCTCCATCCCTGCGTTCTCCAAGTCCTTGCCCATGCTGGCAAATGCTTTTCCAACTTGACTGGCTGCACCAGCGCTCATGTTTACGCGGGTGTTGCCACCCTGAACCATTTTGTAATCAGGTAATTCCATATGTTTAAATTATTTTAGTGCCTTGGACAGATCTACTCCAGCGCTGGCTGTCTTGGCAACACCAGAGGCAAGTGTGCCGTAGATGGCATACTTAGAGGCTGTCTGCGCCTGCTCGCCCTCCCACAAGCTCATCTGAGCCTGTCCCCGAAGCTGCTCAGACCTTGTCGATGCGCTGTTCCAGATGTCGTCTACGTCCTGCTGTAGCCTTTCAGCCTTGTCCGTAAGCATACCAGCAACCGCTCCAGTCTCCTGAAGTCCACCCCTTGCGCTCTTGGCGCGTTCCCGCGCTATCGCTCGCCTGTTGTTCTCACGTTTGCGGCGCATATTCTCCTGCGCTGTCTCCTCCTCAAACTTGGCTTGCTTTCTGGCTTGATCTGCGTTCCAATCTGCCGACATCTGAGCGCCCTTTGCTGCCGCTCTTTGTCCCTGTATGGACATGTATGCGCCGCCAGCCGATGACGCGATTGCTACTGATGCTGCTACTATTCCCCACGACATAATTTTATTCTGGTAGTGACTCCCTATACTGAGGGAGAAATTTTTGGTTTTCTAATTGTAAATGATTGAGTCTGGCAGGTTCAAGGATTTGCTCTGCTATTTTCTCGACATCGGTTTCATCAGTGATATGGAAGGTTGTCCATACCACATCTGTGAGCGCATGTCCAGCCCTCCTTGTGTTTGGCTTAGTTATTCCCGTGTATGGTGCTTCGAGGATTACGCCACCATCATCACTTGATATCTTGATAGCGCCCTCTGATATAACAAATGGATGCTCCGTCTTGTGAACCATTGATGTGAGCATAGTCCCCGCTGGGATTCGCATCTCACGTATATACATGCCCTCGGTAAATTTGTGCGTGATTGTGATTTCAGCGCGGGGGAGGTGCAACAGGGCAACCTCAAGGTCGTCCAGAAGTTGGTCTCTCTCCTTTATTTCTGCAATCTCGTTCATTTCAGTATCAGGCTAAGGTTTGTGGCGCTGTTGTCGATAATCTGGAAGCCCCAACGCTTGGCGCATATCTTGCCCAGAGTCTCAGACCACGTAGTTCCCCTGATGATTTGATACTCATCCTCCTTAAGCATGGAGAGTATTCTGTCCATCATAGCCGTAACGGCTCGTAGCTTGCGTATGGGCGACTTGAATGCTGGATTGGTAACCAGATGCTCTAGGAACGCTACAGCCACTCCCTCGCTCTTATATGCCCATACAGCGCATACTGGCTTATCGTCTACCGAGGTCACTAGACCTAGGGTCTGGAGTTGTGAGAGGTGTGGGACTGGACACCCAGAGTCCTTCCACCACTGAGAGATTGTCTCGTAGTCTTTATCTTCAAATTTAGTTGTGCTTACCATCATGACTTTGACACAGTAAACGATTGAATAACAGCTTGCAAGGTAAAAGGATAGGGTTCATCATGTTTAATGCGCCAGTATTTCTGCCTAGCGGATGAACTTTCGTGGAATACTTCGATCCAGCCGTCCTTAAGTGGAATAGATTCGTCCATTGTCTCGCCAGCGGTGTGGTAGATTAGGTCTTGGTAGTCCTGACCGTCATGTGCGACAGAGCCGCCAAGCGATCTCCAGACCATCAGCTTTGAATCGTAAAGTTGTTTGCGCTTCCCGTAAGTGTCGCCTCCTTTAAATTGAACCTCCAGATCGAATGGCTCAAACTCGGATGTGACTGGCAGACCAACAATGACTGTATCTGCGGGAACGCTTAGGGTAATTTGGTTGCCGCTTACAATGTAACTACCTTTTATGCCGTCTGCTAGGACGCATACGGCTTCACCCTCAAGGTGGTTGAGTCCTGTGATTGTAGTGTGTCCTGTTCCTGCTGGCTTCACCGCTGAGTCCAGATACCACATGTTGTCAGCGTCACCAGCATCCTGTTTGGCGGTGTTACCAGTGACAAACCTTTCTATGTGCCTGCGTGTAACCCCGTTAATTGTGCGATTCACTGACACCCAGACCTCGTCCTCGTCCGTGCTTTCGTTACCGCTTGATGGCAGCACAGCGATAGACTCAAAGTTGCCGCTCTGTGTGGTGTATTTACACCAGCCAGTAACCTCCAGCTTAGGCTCGTAGATCATGTGGCAGAGTGTTCCGTCCTCCTGCACGGTGAACGCCCCTGTGTACGGCTCTCTGAGGTGTGCCATCTGTAGAACCCCGCTGGAGAACAGGTGCGGACATAACAGGCTGACCTCCTCGCCCGTGTATCCATCCTTTTCCAGAGAGTAGGCAATCATGTTGAGGACTGTGCGTCCACGCTGGAGAACCATAAGACTGTCACGCATTGGCAGTGCTGGTCGGTGGGCTGATCCCATTGACTCGTTCCAGCGCACGATAGGTAGGTTCTCTGCCGACTGTGCCTCGTCCTGTTTGCGTGTCGTTAGGACACCCTCAACGGAGGCTGTGCCAACAAATAGCTCACGCTGAGTAGTTAGCCACTGGACGGATGACTGATCCTCGGAGAGCGTCTCCACAAAGAATGGCGCGTCTGCTAGTGTGGTTTCTGCCAGAAAGTTGTCGTAGTTGTTAATCTCGGAGTAGAAGAACGCCTGTGGCTTTTTCTTAGTGCCAGCCAGCAGCATCCTGTTATCAAACAGTGCTATCGTCCGTGGGTATCCTTGGTATTCTGAAAACGCCGATTCCTGCCATGATACTGTTGGAATCCCAGCAAATGGAAGTGTGTCAAGAACCTTGGCTGTTACGCTCAGACCATCACCAGCGACAGTTTTTATTTCTGCCGTCCCGTATGCGGCAGCAGCCAACACAGTAAATGAAACGTCCCTATACTGTGGACTGCTCCACCTACTGGATATAAGCCTTAGTCGTATTTTGTTCGCCTCGCCCTCCTCATCATCTTCGACTAGAAAGTTTTGGTCGTTATTGCTTTGCAGTAGTTTTATGGTAGACCAAGTTGTGCCATCATCAATAGACCTTTGGATAGACCATATACCCTCCCAGATGCCAGTCGTCTGGATGCTCCACTTGCCGCTAATGTCCATCGTCTTTCGGATGTCACCATCCTCAAAATAGAACGGGGCATCATCTGGGTTAGTAATCTCATCCCACTTGCCCGTCTGGACTGTGGGGTTGCCTGTAGCCGTGTGCGCGTTAACGCAGACATAAGCAATGGAGTTGTGAGTTACTAAGTCGTTTACAGCGTATGCAGTTCCGTTTGACCAAGGAGTTGTGGGGTCGTATTCGTTTACAACCTCAAAGTAAAATCGCTGGTCATTATAAGCTGTTGGTCGATACACCGATTTCGTGCTGGTAGGGAATGGCAGCAGTGGGTCGAATATGGTAGAGTTGTCATACGTTGAGAAGTCGGCAAAGGTTCTAGTTTCAGCGTCCTTAATGTATTTAAGTCTAAGAACACTACCAACGTGGGTGGCATCGAATGCTACGTCACTCGCCGTAATGGTAATGTTATTGCCGCTTACGTCAGAGGGTGTTAGCGTAACCTCAGTCGAGTTGACATCTGGATCAACGAACGGTAATTCTAAATCAGCGGCAACATACGTCCAGTTATTATCAGCCAGCCTCGTCAGCTTTCCTACAGGATGGTTAGGATGCACAATGTAGACGACATCGTTCACGGCACGTATCTGTAGCTCGTACAGATCTGCCTCAAGGTATGGTGTGACAACCTCTAGAGGCGTGTCTGGTGCAGTCTCGACCTGTAGATCGTTAGACCAGAAGCGGATGTATTGCTCGCCAAACTCTAGGATGAACTTGGTGTTCACTGAGAACTGGAACGGATGCAGGACGCAAGCTTTGTCGTTATTCTTGGCGTAGCCTAAGTGCTTAGTGCCAGAACGTTTCTCAACCTGTCCGTATCTGGTTGGGATAAAGTTTTCACATGTCCGTGCAGCAGACTTGTAGTTACCGAGGTCGTAGCGTCCCTAGAGAACTTCGCTCCAGATGCCACCGTTAAATTTTATGTATGCGCTATACATTAAATCATTAGGAGGAATGGAAGGCTTGGTAGCAGTGTAGACCGTAGGCTACCGCCTGTGTGCGGAAGTCAGCTAGTGTCATTGCGTGGCTTGCTCCGAAGCAATCCTTAACCATAACCATCTCATCGGCTGCCATGCCAGCTTCATTTAGCAGTGTCATCATATTGGAAAACGCTGCCTGTGATTGTAGGTCGGTCGCCATCTTGATGCCCGTGGTTGTCTCGTAATGCTCTGGCTCTTGTGACTGAGTGAACGTCTTACCACTCGGCAACGCCTGTGAGTCATCGCCCCATGCTGCAACTTGTGCCTCTGTTGGTTGCGGGTCGGCGTGTGCCCACTCTATGTGGATAACGCCAGCCTTGATGATTGCTGTAAAGTCAACCAGTGGCTCGTAGCCTGCTGCTTGTAGGATGCTTGCGGTGTTAGATTGGTATGCCATTAGAGTATTTCGTGCGCGGTTAGGTAGCAGACAAGCTTGTCGGTATTGGCTGCGGTGAGGACGTTGCCTCCAGAGTTCTGGAAGATGTAAAGCTCAATGTCGTCACCAGCCACAAGGTCGAGGGTGTCTGTGTTCATCACTGACTGTCTGGAGGTGCTGGCAGATTGTCCGTTATTATAAACCGTGTTATACTGGACAGTGTTCTTGTAGAGCGATGCGAACAAGTACTCACTCGATGCGAACGCTGCAATGCCCTGTATCACCACATGCCCCGTAAAATGGAACTTGCCCGATCGCCTTGGCGTGATGCTGTAAGTTGTTGCGGTGCTGACAGTAAAGCCGTTATTATATGTCTCCTCGTCTAGCTCCATAGGTGTGAGGGTAGTTGTCGTAATTGTCTGCGCACCAGCCGTGTTATCTCGGTCGATACGTGCATGACATGCTATGCGCCCGTCATACTCTACAATGTAGTCTCCAGTTGCGCCGTCAATGCAGGTGACGATAAGCACCTCGCCAGCTTGGAAAAGCTCCCACTCATTGCTGGCTGCGGATACGTCTACACCGTTTAACAAGTCGCCTGCTGCGCCTGTTCTAACGTTTACCTCAAAGGCTGCGTCTCCGTCTTTAATCATTAGTCCGAACTGGTCGCCAGTGCTGACTGATGCTGCCACTGGTAATGTCCAGTTGCGTGATGCGGTGAATGGTGTGCCGCTGTTCATCTCGACAACGTGCATCTCTCCAGCCACGGCTGTGATGTTTGCATCTGTTGTCTTGTTGGTTAGCGTTAAGCCGCCGCCGCCGCCTGTTGCTACAGTCTGCCATGAGCAAGTGCCATCACCATCTTCGCGGAGAAACTTTGTGCCACCAGTTTCACCAGTTGATAATACGTCCGTTCCTTCTGGAGAGCCGCCCGCCGCTGGTGTTGCCCATGTGCCGTCACCACGCCAGAATGTGGAAGCACTTGCGCTTGTTCCAGAGTTAAGATTGGTTACTGGTAGGTTGCCTGTGATATCTGCCGTAAGATCAACGTGTTGCAATGTAAGTTGTTGTGTGCCAGAGATGGTAACGTAGTCACGACCACCACTTGCTGCGATAGTCACCTCATTATGATCCCTTGCAGCTATATCCACTCCGTCAACTGTGCCTGTCACTGTAATGTTGCCAGTGACTCCCAGTGTTGATCCGTCATAAGTAAGATTGGTGTTACCTTCGATTGTTCCGTCACCCGTCCACACGCCAAGCTGATTGTCCACTGGTGTGCCAACCTTGGTAACATCACCACCTCCAGCAATCGTTGCCCATGTGTCGTCACCTCTGAGGTATGTTGAGCTTGATGGTGTGCCAGTGGCTACGATGTCAGTGCTTGCTACGTGCGTGTGCGAGGCTGCTGCGTAGTCTGTGGTGTCGAATGCTTTGACTTGCGCTAGGTTGGTAACCTCTGAGTCCATCAACGCTCCTGCTGCCGTGACGTTGGCTGTGTCGGTTACGTCTGCGCTGGTTTCTATGGTGTCTAGTTTTATCCCGTCAGCAGATACGTCTCTGCCGTCTACAGTTCCAGTTACGGTAATGTTATCACTAACCACTAAGCCTCCAAAACCAGCCGAAAACTGCAAGTTGCTAGTTCCTTCAACAACCCCATCAGCAGTCCAGACCGCAATCTGGTCGTTTACTGGTGTGCCAGTTTTTGAAACATCACCCCCGCCAATGTCTGATACGTCTGCCGTTTGTAACGCCCCAGTTGAAGCATCCTTGATTAAAATTTGGTCGGTAGCCGCTGGGACTCCAGCATCAGTCAAAGTCGCACCGTCTAGTGCGGCTACTACGTTAGTTGCATCGGTTACGTCTGCTGATGCCTCAATGCCGTCCAGCTTGGTCTTATCTCCGTCAACGAACGCGCCTTCGGATGGCTTGACTTGGTAGGTAGATAGGTCTTGGTCGCCTGTGTTAGCCCCAGAGGACGTTCCAGTAAAGTTGTTGGCTGTGAGGTTGCCGATGTCGTCAATGCTTGCTCCGCTGTTCTGGATAGCCTTGCCAGTTACCCCGTCAAATCTTGTGATGGCATTGTCTGTCGAGCTTGCGTCACCGACTACGTCACCTGTGCCAGAGACTGTGTCCCAGACTGCTGTAGTTCCATTAGACTTCAATACAAGCCCATTAGCTCCGATTGGTAGCTTGGCTGCCGTGTCTGCTCCTGTGCCAACTACGAGGTCGCCAGCAGCGTCAAAGATAGCGTCCGTGGATACGTCACCACCTGCCGCTACGTCTCCAGCCTCCCACTTGCCTTCTGCGTCGTTCCACACGACCGCCTGTCCGTCCGTAGCCCCTGTCTGGAGTAGGTCAGTAAGCTCGTGCTTGTGTGCAGCCACTGAGCCGCTTGAGGTAGATCCAGAGCCAACTGTGGCGCTTCTGCTGCGGCTGAGTCCCGCTGGGTTACCGCCAAGGATAGCGGAAGAACCCATCATCCTCTGCATGAGGTTAGTGTCCCTGCTTCCAGATGCCTTGGCATCGTTGTGAATAGCCTTCGATAAGGCTACGGTGTATTGCCTTTCCAGCGCAATGCCTAGCTCGGTGTTACCAGTGAGTCTGCCACAGGTAATGCTTGCTAGTTTAAATGATAGTGCCTCCACAAATGAAGGCGAAAAGAGATTGGTGTCGGTGACCTTGGCAACGTATGTGATCGTTACTACGTCATCGTTTGTCAGAAGGTTTGTTCCTTCTATAGAAAAAAGTTGTGAGGAGGCTTCGATGTCCTCTCCATTGACATCCTTGAGTCGGATGCAGTCGCTAGGTAGTGCGTATTGGTGATCCCATCCAAATGGTGGATCTTCGGCAAGCTTGGTCAGCGTGACCCTCTTGCCAGCAAAGTTCCAGCGGTGTTCTTCCAATAACAGTTCAATCGCGTGATCGTATTGATCGTTCATTACCACCGCAACTGGATCGGTAGTGGATTCGATACTGGTAATTCGACCCTCTCTAAATTTGGCGAGAGCTATGTTGGCGATATCTGTTTTATTGGGCATAGTAAAAATAGGCGGGAGCAGAAATCAATCTACTCCCGCCCAGTTAGGGGTGACTAGTTGTAGTCGATGTAGGTAAGAACAACGCGAGCTGTCTTGCCAGCAGTTACACTAGCTAGAGTAGTCGATGTAAGAACGATCTTCTCTTCACCAGCTGGGACTGCGTAGAGTCCACCGTCAGCATCAACGTCTACCTTAGCGGCAGATGCGAGGATGAGTCCAGTAGCCAATGCGGTCGCTGCGTTTTCAGTTCCGAGGTTGCACGTAAACGTGGTTCCAAGGGCTTCAGTGATGATGTAAGACTCAGCAAGGTTGATAAGCGCACCAGTAGGTAGCGTTACAACTTCGATGATGTCACCAGTCACTTCAGCACCGTCAACAGTAACGGTAGCATTGCACTGACGAACCTTGCCAGCAAGGAGACGACCGTCTACACGGTTGTCGCCATTTTGGCTTTGGGTCGTTGCGAGGTTTGATTTAAATGTAGCCATAATATTTTATTTTCTATATTTATATAAGGTTAATAATGTGCGATTAAGCGCGGTCAACATTGATCTGGATAACTCCCTCGTCATCAAGACGAGTTCCGCCCCATGCCCACTCAGAACGAATCTGTGTGTCGTGGCGCTTAGTTGGGAGAACATCAACGAAGGTCTCAGGCTCAGCAGCGTAACCGAATGCAACACAATCTTTAGCGAATGCATAGCAGGCACGAGTGCCAGTAGCTACAGGAAGCAGGCTTGAGTCAACGGCGATGATGGTGAATCCAAATGCATCTACGATAGAACCAGACTGAGCTTCTTCAAGCTTAGCGCGGTAGTCGCGGTTGATGAACTTGTCGTCATGAAGAAGGTCTTCGACCTCATCGTGAGTGATAACCATACCGAGTGGGCTAGAACCTTCAACGTTCTGACCAGCAACGTTCTTGCTGCCGAGGCGAGCGCGAGCGTTAACGATCTTGTCGTAGGTAAGTCCTTGATCGGTGGTAGCACCACTGTAGTTGTAGTTCTTGGCAATCGCGTTAGCGGAGTCAAAAACAACTTCAGTTGTTCCGTTCTTACCCTCGTAAGCAGAACCGCCAAGCATGGCGATGATAGCTGCGTCACGATCACGACCAGCAGCAGCCATGTGGCTCTTGATGATTGCGTTGTGTGGGCTGTCAATCTCGCCGAGGCGAATTGAATCAACTTTAGACACAAAATTCTCCACTGTTCTGAAGTCCACGTAGAGTGAACGCATCTCAGTAGTAACGTCTTGTGGGGCGGAGTCTACAAAGCGCCCAGTCATTGGGGTGCTTTCGACTTTACCGAGCTTGTTGAAGCGGCGGGAATCACCTTGAACTGCATAAGTAGGAACGAGTCCTTGCAGGCGTGAAGTTAACTGTTGGAGTTCCAAGCGCCACTCATCTTGATATAATGAAGGAAAGTGCTCGGGCACGGTGGATGTGAATGCCATAATTTTATTTTTCTATTTGGTTTTAATGTTTTAATTTAGGTTTGGGTTGACCCAAGAATCGCAGAGTATCATCCAGTTTGGATGGTCGCATATCACGGGTATATGTAATGCGTTCGTTGATTGGGTGCTTCCAAGTCCTATCCTTTAAATAGAAAATCATCAGCAGTGTCCTACGTGTGAACGAGATATTCATAACACAGAAAACATACAAAGTCAATACATTGAAAAAAATGCAAATAGGTTAAATTAGTTCTAGACAAACAGAAAAACCTGTGGCATTATTGGGTTGCAGTCGGATAGGACTAGCAAGGATCTCTTAGTATTGTTTGTTATTCATACGTAGTCCCCAGTTAGCTCTATCCAGCTTACTGGGGATTTTCGTTTCCAGACACAGATAGACCTAGTCTGCGCTTAATCGTGGCAGTAACGGGGGTCGCCTTTTATCGGTTGCAGAGAATCGCCGCTCTGCGTAATGTTGTATAAGGGGGTGTGAGAGTTGTCTAAGGACATACCGAGACTCAATGATCACCCTGTGGGGTAACCCACTGTAGGATAAGACCTAATCGCCTGACGGAGTTTAGATAACTTGATACGCTTTCCCTGTAATAGGGTTAGTGTATCCAAGAGCCTCGCTCACCTTCAGGAGATTAGATTATCTAATCCACTTATTAGGAGGCTTCTCCTCAGACCAGTCGTAGTAACCCTTAGAACCATCTGGCGGGTTTTCTTCCTTTTTCTTGCCAAAGATGCGATCCCAACCACTTCGGTAGGTCTCGTTACTTACTTTTGTAATAATGTGGTCGCCAGTAATGTCATTCTGTGATGACGATGGTTGTAATTCTTTATCCATTTTTATCCGTATAAAGGTGGAGAGCCAGCACTAACACAACAAAGTGCTGACTCCCCTTCTCTAGAGATTATCTTTCCTGTTGAAATCCTAGCTTGCGTAGCTCTGCGTATGCCTTCTGCGCCTCTGGTGGTGCAAGATGTATTTGACCATTGTGCTTGGCATAGATAGCGTCTGCTTGAGCTTTTGGACTGTTTAAACCGCTTGACGTAGGTGCGCCATTACGTGGTAATGGTTGCTCCTGCATACTTTGCGATTTAGCTAATAGCATGTTCATAACCTTCGGGTTGCGAACTGCCGCCATGTCTGCCTCGTTCTCCATGTCAAACCCCACAACCTCTGCCATATCTACAGCAGACTGGATGTTTCTGTCATATTCACGCCCCCACTGCTTCTGTAGTGTAGCCTGTTGCTCAAGCATTACAGACTCAGCGTGGCTTGCCAGCAGCTCAGTGCCTTCAGCGTGTTGCTTGGCAGTGATGTCGCTATAAGCTTGTGATAGCTTCAGCGCCTGCTCTTGGTTTAGACCAGCTTCATGGAACACATTACCCCACTCGCCTGCAAGTGAATCGTTCCAATCAAGACCTTCTGGGAGGTTCTCAAGACGTAAATCATACTCGGTAGCGCTCTCTGGCACTCCGATAGCCTTCTGAAACTCAGCAATCTCCTCTGGTGTGGAAGCTTCATTGGGGACAATAACGCCCTCAACCTTCTTTCCAGCAAAGTTGACTAGGTTGGCAGCGCCCTTAAGTAGTCCGTCCGCAGACTTATACTTCTGGACAGTGCCAGCGAGGTTCTCCATACCAGCACCTTTGAGTAGGTCGGTATAGTTTTCCGATAACCCGCCCTCACTAGTGTAGAGCTGATTGATAATACTACCCTCTCCTTGGCTCATAGGAGCTTCTGGGGAGCTTTGAACAGTCTCGCTGGGTGTTGGGCTACCATAGATGTCCGTAGACGCTGTGGAAGCCGCAGGAGCTGTGCTTGTTTCTGCTGATGGGCTGGATTCTACCGCGCCGCTATCAGTTGATGCTGTTGTTTCTGTCATAAATCAGGTTGTGTATCTTAAATATTTCTGTTAGAAGGTCTTCTTTACGTCCGTATTTGGCATCGTAGTCCTCCTTAGACCAGTTCTCCTGCCTCCATAGCACGACTGGCGGGTTAAGTTCCCCATACCATCTGCCATTACCCTCCATAAACAACGCTTTAGGCGCATCGGTTCTTACCTTGGTGTCTGGAATAGGGTCTGGAACTGGCACTGCAATAGGCTCAGGACTAGGCTCTGTCGGGTCTTCTTCACCCATCAGCATTTCAATCTCTCGCTGGTGCTTCTTGTAGCTGTAGTGCTTGAACTTAATGTCACCATCCTTAACGGTGGCGATTAACTTCTTGCCGCGATAGACTGTTCCATCGTCCTCTAGTGATATTACAAGTTTCTTACTCATCTGGGTCGTAGGTTTGCTGTTGTTTTAGTTTAAAGAGTAGTCCAACTACCCCTCTCTCGCCGTCACGAATAGCGGCGTTGATTGGTGAAACCTTACCTTGGTTGTCGAGCAGGAATGACCTTTCCATAAGACCGAACTCCTTAACCAGAAACCCTACCAGAGTCTCTCCATCTCGTGTGTTTAGGCAGGACGCTGCTGCGTCTGCTACCTCTTTTGTGATTTTTCTCATTGTTGAAGTGCTTCAGATATCTCGGCGGGCATCTCACCACCATTGGCGGCACTTACGTCCTTAGCCATTGAGGCGGCTTGCATAGCCTGTTCCATCTGTTGCTGTTGTGCTTGTTGCTCTGCGCGAGCCTGTCTTGTCTCATCTACTACCTCCTCGGTCTGTAGTGAGTCCTCTGGGAGTCCAGCATTGCGCCATGCATCCCTGAAGTGGTGATCTGCGTTCATGTTGTCCAGTATCGCTGGGTTCATCTCAACTGTTGACTGGTTCATAGCCATGAATTCGGCGTATGCGGTGTTCTGTTGTGACTTGATAGCCAATGAGATACGGTTATTGTATGCGATATTAGGCACTGGGACAACCACGTTGCGGTCTTGTGTGACCATCTGGATCTCCTCTGGTGCTGCTGGCATCTTGCCCTGCCTCCAAAGGATGGAGAAAATACGTCTAAGCTTAGGGTCTAGATACTCACTGGTCAGTCTGGAGAACGTAGGAGAGAACTGCATGACCTTCTCAGCTTGTCGCAATGATGCCTCAGTGGCTGTCATCTGGCGCTCAATCTGTGCAAAGAGTCTGAACAGGTCGCCGTGCATGATCTCCATGATGGCTTTCTTCTTCTGCTCAATGCGGTCTTGTCCGACATCGTAACGACCAGCAGTCTGCCACTCACGAGGCGCTCTGTTTGGATCTAGGTCGTTGACGTAGGTGATGTCCAACGCTCCAACACCAATCTCACCCTCAAGGCTGGATGGTGCAAGGATAGGTGGGTTTGCTGCCTTCTCGGCAAGCACGTCCATCTGTTTCTGTAGGAATGAAAGCTTGTGTGCCTCTGGTAAGGCTACCCATGTAGGCGCATAGCCATAAGGGCTGTTACCCCACTTGAGGTAGCGTGTAACGTGTGCTGGCATCTCGTAGTAACCCTGCGTATGAACCACCTTCTTACTGTCTTGGTGGACACAGGTCATCTCATACGGGAAGTTGGACGGAGTGTCCCACTCACGAGACTTGTCTACGCAGATAATGAAGACATGTGACTCATTCTTCTTAGGGTCACGAGCCTCCTTCTGGAGCTTCTCAGGTAATGAATCGATACCGAATTCAGTAGCCGCCTGTTGAGCTGTGTAGTTGCACTCGTAAACCACTGAGTCACAACGACCCCTGTGATCTTGTCCGATGTAATACGTGCCGATGGGTAAATGGCGGAAGTTTAGCTCATCGTTCTCAGCATCCCACTCACTGAAGTCTAGACCAGTTCCCATGCTGGATCTGTCTAGATATACCTCCTGAATCTCTGTGTAAAAGTTGGATTGCTCCAGACGATACGTGATCTCCTCAGAACATTCGCGGTAAAACTTGGTTACTTTGTCGTTATCCCTGAGAGCCTTTGGTGGTGTCAGGTTGTGCCATACCTCCTCACGAGGGGTCACGAGAGAGCAGAATCCGTTGGCAAGCATCAATGACGCAGTTCTCAGCGTGCTGTCGTGCAGTTGAGAGCTTTCGATCATTGGCGGTAATGCGCCATCACCACCCACAGACGTGATCTTGCGAGGCATAGATAGCTCAGCTACCTCGTCCCACAGTTGCTCGTGCGGTGTTCTATAGCGCCTAAGCCCGTCACGCTTGGCAATTACGGATTCGCCAGTCATTTAGCCTAGTTTAGTTCCTCCGCCGTAGCCGCCTGTCTCACCAGCCATTGTGGTCTGTGACTGCTTACGCTTCTTCTTTAGCTCAGCTTCGAAGTTTGATGCCCCGCTTTCGCCTTCAGCTTGGAGGTCTACCATCTGTGCTTGAGGTGCGATCGGTTTTGGTTTTTTTACTTTTGGTGCGCCCATGCCGATGTTCATAACATAATTGTATGTGCTTTGTCAAGACATCATCCCAGCATGGAACGACCTAGAGATGACTTAGCTCTACCTATTCCACGCTTGGTTAGGTTGTCCAGCATACGCCCAGACAGTAGAGCCTCAGAGAAATACCCGAAGCTGTCACAGAAGTGCGAGCTATACCCATGATCCACCTTGGATGTTATCCGTCCATCGATCTTCTGTTCCTTGTAGTGGTAGTCCATGAGCGCGTCCAGCATTCCAGACTCACCATTGAGCTTCGACTCATTGAAGTATATCTGCGGGAATAGGTCGTGCATGTTGCGTATACGCTTCGCCTCAGCCCCTACGCCAGCATTGTCTAGCACCACCAAGTTATGCAGCCCAGCCTCGGTGAGTTTGGCGTGGAATGACATGTTATCTGCGCCTCTCTGCCTCCCATCGTGCGGTAGGAAGTGCTGACCGTAGTTGTACCCCTTGGCGAGCATATGCGCCACGCGCTCACCAGTGGTCATCTCTAGGTTATAGTCGCAATCAATCAGACGATATGTCAGATTCACCTTTTGCCAGTACGACACAACGGTATTGGCGGCAGATCCTAAGTCCCATGTGGTGTAGACAAGGTGAGACTGGTCTGGCTCGAAGTCGAACACCCTGCCGTCATCCTTAGCCTGCTGTAGGTGGTTAGCGTAGATCGCACCTTCCCTAGCCACAGTGAAGTCGCACTCCATTTCCTGCTGATATGCCTCCTCACCAATCTCGTGTCTGATCACATCTAGGTCTTCAGTGGGGATAATACCCGACTCAGAGGCTTTGAGGACGAGACAGAAGCGGTTGTCATCACCTCTGCTCCTGTTCACGTTCCTGTAGAGGACTCCACGACCTTTCGGCGTGCCAGCGGTGCATAACCAGCCTTTGTAGTCCAAGAGACAGGGGAGAATTACGAATTTATAACACGCACTTGGCACATCATCTGCCTCATCCACAATACAGCCATCGAAATACAACCCTCGCATAGCGTCAAACCCTTCACCTGAGTATAGTTGGATCTTGGCTCTGTTAGGGAATGTGATACATAACTCACTCTCGTTGATGACTATATCTGGAATGGTCGCGCAGGCTTGCTTGAAATACGTCCAGCAAATTGT